CGCCAATATCCCGCGCAATATGTTCCTCCAACGCTCTTTTTCCGTTTCCGCCATTCTTCAGGCTGTTTGGCGGCGTGGTGCGTATGGCCTTGCTCGCTGCCCGCTTGGCATATTCAAGGGTCAACTCCCGGATGCCGTCAGCCCCCACCTTCTTCACCTCCGCCAGCCTTTTCAGCACGCGGGAAATATCCACTTTATACCTGACTTGCGCCATTTGCCCACCCTTCCGGCTATACTTCGGACAACTCCAGCACCAGGGCCACGTCTCCGGCCCAGTCCCGCACCCGCGCAATGCGGAAGGCCCTACCGCTTCGGACCGCCACCACCTTCCGCCCGGCCGCGGGAACGCCCTTCAACGCCTTCCGACGCACGCGCAGGGACGTTTGCACCTTGCACACCCGGCCGCCAAGCTCCACCTCATACCAGCCTTCCAGCGGCGCAAAAACGCCCCGGCATTCCTGACCGTCCACCGTCACGCGCTCCCCCCAGGCTTCTTCCTGCTCATGATCCCCAAGGTCCAGCAATTTTTTTATTTCTCCTGATAAGCTCATATCCGTTCAACAAAAACCGGCGCACGGAATTGACACCCCGCGCGCCGGTCCTTTGCTCTCTTTTATCCCATGATTCCGCCAAAAAACCGTCAGGCCCCTTCCTCTTCAGTCGGCCCTGTTTCTTCCCCGCCGCCGTCCTCAACGCTTTCACCTTCCGCCGCCGTCTCCGGAGCTGCGCCGGAAAGCTGTCGCAAATGGTTCTTGTTGCCCACCGCCACGCCGGCCAAAAGCTCCGCGGAAATGTAAACCGTTTCCGTTCCCTGGTCAGGCCAGCACTTCAGCAGCAGGGAAATCCCCAGCTTAGGAGATTCCACCACCTGCGTTTCCAAATTCAGCTTCGGATCAATGTTCGGAAGACGGACGGCAACGGCCAGCGCGTCCGGCCGCGTCGCAAAACCAACCCCGGCATTCCCGGCAAGCACGTTCACCCCTTCCACGTAGTGAATTCCCCCCGGAATGGAATATGCCCCGTCCGCCAGGTTAAGAGCAAGCGCATTCGTGGGAATCAGCCTGGAATAATACATCCGGTCCAAATAAACGGCATCCGCGCCATTAGTCATGGACGGCCAAATCACATCCGCCATCATTTCCGGTTTGAACCCGGCCCGCGGGCCAATATTCACCACTTCCGCCCCGGAATCGGCTATGGCGGCCATCAGGTCCTTCCAAAACGCCTTGGCGACCGTCCGCACAAGCGTTTGCACCTTATTCGCAAGCTGCACCCCGCTTTTCCTTTCCTTATAGGACAGGCCAGCCGGACGGGAATAACGGTTCAGCGTCACGGAAACGGAGCTGGTTTTCAGCTCGCTTTGATTCCAGTCTTCCGTATTTTTCAACGCCTCCCCGGCTCCGTCAATCACTTCCACCTTGAAAGAATCGCCGTCCGTCTTGAACTCGCCGGACACGTCCAGAGAAAACCGGCTGATTGAAGCCAATTCTTCCTCCAGGGTGGCAATAGCCGCCTGTGAAACAATGGTCCAGTTCAGAGCGGCGACATCATTTCCTTCCATCACGGCATTCCGCGGGATGTTCATCAATGTTTTTTTGTTCATATTTTATTTATGTTTGCGTTTGTTAGTAAAAATCTATCTATGGCGGCCAAGATGCTATTTCCCCGGCTGCTCCGCCAGCCGCGCGGCCTCCTGCGGATGCCCCATAATCCATTCCAGCGCATCCTGCGCGGCCATCTCCCGCAGCTTTTCGTTCGTCATGGCAGGTTCTTTCTTTCCGGGCTCTTCCGTGGCTCCCTCCGCGGGCGGCAACCCTACCGGAGCAACCCCCATAGCCGCCATTTCCCGCACAACGGCCTCCTTCACGCGCTGCTCAAATTCCCGCTCGTGCGCCTCCATCACGCGGGCCTGCTGCCCCTGCATGCCCCGGAACCCGTCATTTTCCGCCGCCAGCCTTTCGTTTTCGGCCACCAGCCGGGCAACTTCCCGTTCCAGTTCCTCCACGCTGTTTTTCCCGGCAAGCCCCACGGCGGCCATCATGCGGCGCAATACCGTGTAATTCTGCGGCGGCCCGCCCTTCTCTTCTTCGTCAGGGTCTCCCTCTTCCCCGCCGCCGTCCTCTTCTTTCCCCGGCGCGGCCGTTTCCTTTTGGCCGGACTCCGCAGCGGACGGAGAAATCACTTCGTCACACCAGCCTTCCTTCACGGCCGTTTCCGCGTTCATCCACGTCTCCGCGTTCAGCACGGCCAGCACGTCTTCCGGGCTCTTTCCGGTACGCTCCGCGTAAATGCCTGTCACTTGCCCTTCCGCGTCCTTCAGATCCGCCGCGTAAGCCTCAATCTCTTCCACCGTCCCCACCGCGCACCCGCGCGCCCGGTGGACCATATAACGGGAATTTTCCGAAATCAGCACACGGCCCGCCGCACAGGCAATCAGCGTCGCGGCGGAAGCGGCTACCCCGTAAATTTTGGCCGTCACCTCCATCCCGCACCCCTTGATAATGTCGTAAATCCCGGACGCCTCAAACAAATTGCCGCCCATGGAATTCAGGATGACTTCAAACTTCGTGCACCCCTCCGCCTTCAACTCTTCAAGGTGCTTCGTAAATTCGTCAACCGTGGCATTGCCGTAACCGATATAACCGGAAATGGTAGCCACCCCTACCTTCTCTTCCGCCTCCATGATGCGGGAAAAGGCAAGCATGCCCGTTTTTTTCTGTTCACCGGCACCGCCTTCCAGACGTGCCGCCATCTGCGCAAAAACAATCTTATTCATCACTTATTACTGTTCTGTACCCTTCAGGAGCTTTTTCAAAATTGCTATTCATGGGGATGCAAGCCATCTTCTTCCGCCCCGCCGCCCGTTCCCGGCTCTTCATCTTCCGGTTTCTCCGCCGCCGCGGCTACCCCGCCGCGGTTCGCTCCCGGAATCACCTCTTGCAGGGTCAGTCCGTTCCGGGCGCAGGCTTCTTTAGCCATCTTCAGATTCCGTATCTTGTTATTCACGATTTCCTCAAACGTGCATCCGTAATTGGCCAGGCACCAGCCATCCTGATCCGCCAGCGCGGAATCCACCAGGTTAATCATCAGATTCCCTTCCCGGCCCAGGTCAATAGTCATGTCGCTCATGGGCGTCCACAGGCACCGCACCCAATGCGGATCCCGGCACAAGCGCAGCCGTCCCAGGGCCATTTCCCGCGCCAGCATGAAACGCCACACCCGCACGCACCACATTTGCCTGTAGGCATGCCTGATTTTCAGCCAACGCTTCAGCTTCTGCATCACAAACCGGATGCCGCCGCTTCCCAGCTTGTCAGGCTCCCACAGCAACGCAGGGGAAAGCCCGATACCATAGGCAACTTCATCCATCAAATGCTTCAGCAAAGCCATCACATTAGGAGACGGCCTGTTATCCGTCAGCACCTTCAAATCCCGGCCGGGCGGAAGCTGGTGGACAGTAGGCCCCCCTAACACCTGCTCCACCCTGCGCCCGTCCGGCCCCACGGACACCTTGCCCACGGTCCCCATGCCCGGCCGTTTCTCCGCGTCCCCCGTTTCCACCAGCCCAACGGAGGCGGCCAGCTTGGCAGACTGCTTGACATACCCCACAATATCCGCCTCATCATGCAAATTCCGGATAGCGCGGTGCAAATCGGACAGGCCGCGCGGCTTCCCTCCGCCCATGTTATGCCGGTACAAAATAGCATCACGGGCCGGAATCACCGTCACCTCCCCCTTGTCCGGATGCCGCAGCCCATAGGCCGCCGTCCTCCCGTTTTTATCCCGCATCACGCCGCAATTCCACGCCTTCCCCCCATCAGCCGGAGATTGCACCTGTGGGGCCTCGTAAAACGCGAACGCCCCGCCTTCATCCGGCCCGCTGGTCAGCACCGTCAGCATATCGCCGTCAATCACGCGCTGCCGCTCGCTCCAAATTTGAGCCGTAAAAAAATTCAGCTCTCCGCGGGCGTCAAACAATTCCGGATTCACGGCACGATTCATAAAAATCTGGTCCGCCTCATGGTTCCAGTCTTCATCACCCGTGCAGGCATGGGGCACCAGCCAGCCCAGCAACTCCACCACATCCGCCACGGCCTTCCCGGCAAGCCCGGAATTCGCTTCCAGATTCCGCGCATTCCGCCAAACCCGGTCCAGCGTCCAGGAATCCACTTCAAACCGGCTGTCCAGCGTCGGCCAGTATAACACGCTGGAGCCTCCGAACTGCAACGCGGCCGCATACCCTCCCCACATCTCCCTCCGCGCCGTTTCCGGTTCCCGGCTCATCTTCACCCGCGCGCCATGACCGCGGCGCGCCCCGGCATACACGTTCCTTCTGTTCCTGCCCATGGTCAAAAACGTGTTATGGTATGGTCAAACCGCACTTCCCGCACGCCGTCATCCGCGGCGGCCAGGCCGGAAAAATCCCCTTCCTCCATCTTCTTGACCGTGATTGCCTCCTGCAAGCAGGCTATATGGTCCTTTAAATTCATGGTCTCCTGCGCGGTGTAGGACGTTCCGCCGCCTGTGGAGGCCCCGGTTATTTCCTTGCGCCCTTCCAGTATCGCCAGCTTTTCCCGCAGCATTCCCTGCAAATCCGGCAAATCATAATTTTCCACATAAGCCTGTACAATGGGATTCATACCCTTCAGGAGCTTTTTCAAAACCCGCTATCATTCGCACCCGGCCGCCTTCAGCCTCTCCAGCACGTCATTCTTCCGGTACTCCTTCATTCTGCTTCCTTTCTTCAATCGCGTTCATTTCTTCCGCGTAAAAATCCCCGCGCCGCACCCACCAGGACACCTGCCCGATTTTTACGCAGTCTCCATAATGGTCATTCGGCAGCTTCCGCCATTGCGCCAGGCCGCCGCCCCTTGGCTTCTCAAGCTGCTGCCCAGACAATCCGGCCAGCAAATCCTGATCCGCATCTTCCGGCAAATGCAGGGCCGGAGCCGCCCCTTTCTGGATGCGCCCCGCGTAAAGCTCCATTTTGGCGGTGCGGTCCACGTACAAATAAAGCTCCAGCCCCGGATGCGACTTCACTTCACTCACATTCCAGCTCCCGAAATTTGCGCCGCTCCCCTTCGTAGGCCATAGCTTGCCGTAATACTTATAACACTCGTCATAAACCTTCTGCGCCCAATCCCCGGAATCAATCAGCCCAAAATCAGGACGCACCCCGCCCCACTCCAGGCTTTCAAAATGGGCCCCTATGCCCGGCGTCGCGTCCGTCGTGCTGATGCCCAGCAGGGTTCCCCAATCAACCACCCATGTTTCCCCGCCGCGCCCTATCGCCTGCGCCACCCAGTGAGTTTGATTCTGGCCGGGGTCATAGGCCACTACCATATAATAATAATGCCGCGGCAACTCTCCGCGCCGGCACACACCGCGCAGCCCCCGCACGCTGTCATCCCCCACCTTGATTTCATACTGCGTAAACGGCAACGCCTCCCAGCCGTTCCGGAAATTGTGCAGGGCCACCTGCCGGAACAGGTCATTTTGAGCCACGATGAACTTCCGCGCCATCTGCCCCCATGTCACAAACGGGGAATAAAGGGAATTCAGGTGATACCCCCGCCGCGCGCGGGAGGCGTTCGGATTCGTCGGCCGCCACTCCCCCTTTTCCATCATCCCAATCTTCTCCCAATCCTCCACCCGGCCCTCGCAATGCGGGCACACGTAAAACGTATGATCCTGCACCCAATCCGCCAGCGCATCCCCTTCCAGATCCTCCCGCCTTTCCCATTGCACCGTATTCCGGCTAAACTCCAGGGGCATCATTTCCCCGCAGCGCGGACACGGCACATAAAACTTCCTCATGTCCGTGGTAATAAAATTTTGCCAAAAATAAGAATCTTCGGAAGAAGGCGTGGACGCATGCAGAATCTGATACCGGTGAAAGCCCTTCGCGCGCTCTTCAATCAGGTCCACCGGGTGCGCTTCTTCCTTATTCTCATGCTTATACTTCGCTTCCTCGTCCATCACGCAGCGCATAATGGGCCTGCTGGACAAATTGCCCGGCTCTGACACCCCAACCATGTAAAGCTCCATGGAATCCAGGCGCATTTCCGCCGCCGTAAAGGCGTCAGGGTCACGCCGCTTATGCCGCGCCAGCACATCATTCTTGGATATAAGCGGCTGGAGCCGCGCCCGTGAAAACGACCTGGCAAGAATTTCCGTAGGCAACGCCCACAACATGGGCGCGGGGTCATTGTCAATGAAATACGCCGCCGCAATCAACAGCGAAACCGTCTTGCCGGACTGCGTGCCGAAGCACCAGTAAATATGCTGCAACCCCTCTTCCCTGATGCTTTCCAGCGGTTCCCGCATATACGGCATGCGCGCCGTGGAAAACCGCCCCGGCGCGTTCGGTGAAGTCTCCCGCGGCAGGACCAGGCATCTTTCCGCCCACTCCACCACGCCCGGCTTCTCATGAATCTTCAACTTGCTAAACATGATTCAACAATCCGTTTATTTCCGCGTTCAGGTCATCAATCTTCCTGTTCCACTCCCGCGCCCATTCGTCCCAGGCTTCATAAAAACGCGGCCGCCCGGCCGCCTCCAGCCGGGAACCGATAAAGTCCCTCTGCTGCGCCATCAGCTCCGCCAGCGGCGCAACGCCCCGCGTTCGCATCTCGTGAAACACATGGACCGGCACCAGACTTCCGGCCGCCTCCTGAAGCCTCTGCTCATGCAGGCCGGCCCGCTCCCAATTCGCGCGCGCTTCGCGCACGGCACGGGTGAACGACGCAATCAGCCCCACGTCACCGGACCGGGCGGCCGTTTCCAGTTGCTCTTCCATCCTCTTCAAAATCTGCCATGCGCTTTCCTTCGCCTCCCCGGCCCGCGCCAAATCGGACGCTCCGCCCATGGGCGCGCCCTCTCCGCCGCCTCCGGCCGCTTCCGCGGAGGACGGCGGAAACTGCGCCGCCAGAAAAGCCCTCCATGCCGGGGAATCCTTGGCCGCTTCTATCTGCGCCCAACGCAAAGACTTTCCATTCTTCTCCGCGAAAGCCTTCTTCAACGCGCCGTTTACTCTGTCTCTCTTCTGTCCCATATCACGAATACATGAGAAAGCGAACGCCCGGAAAGCCGGACAAGCCCCAGCTGGAGCCTGCATGCTCCCGGAGCCCCAGCGACCCGGCAAATGCTCGTCTCATTCACCGGGGGAAGCCTCCCGCGCCGCGCTACTCTTCTCCGCCGTGCACCTATTCACGACGGCGGGCGTTCGCTCTCTCTACTATTAAGCGAAATTTTCAAAAACGAAAAAATGCCCTCCAAATCAGCCGCTTTCCCCCGTCCGCCGCCCGGAAGACGAAAAAAACGCCGCCATCCGTCCGCTTTTGCGAAAAAACCGCAGACCCACGCGAACAAAAACACGGCCATCCCCCTTCATGGTGCGCTAAAAAAATCCCTTCATGAACACTCCCGCTTTTCCCTGTGTCCGCCGAACTCCGCGATCAGGGCCCCTCAATTAAAAGATTCCTTGCCGCCATGCGGGCACCTGCCATCATGCGCCCGCATGGCGGCCCTTCCTTCCCCATGCCGGCCCTGCCCTGCGTGCCGTTCGCTCCCTTGCCCCGTGTTTTCTTTTCGGAATCTTTTTTATATATCATTCTTCTATCCGTTATTATCCGGTAATAAGTACGCAAGTACGCTATAAGATACATATTCATCTTATCATCAACCGCTTATTCCCTGCGCCGTCATCCTTGACCACGTTTCAAAAACGCGCCGTTATCTGCCCCCGCTCCGGCCTGTTCCACCTTGCGAAGCACTCTTCAAAACCCCATACCCCCTTTCAATCCGCACAAAAGCGCGCCGTTCTCGGACAGGAACGACGCTTCCCAAATCTAAAATGAAAGTGTGAAAACGCCTTAAAAACGGACAAGGGGAAGAAGGCGGGAGAAAGGGAAGAACGGCACGCGGCAACGACGCGGAAGGACACGAAAAAAGGCGTCATGCACTGCTCATGACGCCGGAAAGAATAGAGGGACTGGCATCGCGTACGGGACTCGCACCCGTGTTGCCCGCGTGAAAGGCGGGAGTCCTGGACCGCTAGACGAACGCGACATTAG